AGCTGAATGAGTTTGAGGGTATGGACATAGCGTATATAATGGACACCAATGGCGAAGAATTCAGACTTATTTGATCAGATATCCAAGCAACTCGGTATCTCTAAGACAATTGTAGAGATCATTGTCACACATCAATTTCGCTTTCTAAAAGCTGAAATGCAAAATCCCGAACTTCCTAGTATTCTACTACATAACTTAGGTACCTTTCGTCCAAGGAAGGGGAGGGTGGAGTTCTTAATAAAGAAACTCATACATAAATGCCGTGCAGAACAGGATCAAGCAAAAAAATTAGAACTGAAAGAAAAAATTAAATACCTTTGGGAAGTTAGAAAAACAACTTATAAATGAGCACTATAACAAAAGAAGCTTTAGAGTTATCTAGACAGTATTGGGAAGCTAGACTTGCTGAAACACAGAAAGAGTTTGAAGAACTTTTACTGGACCAGGAAGAAGCTTTGAGCGAAGACTATTCAATTGATATGTCTAGAAAAATAATCAATGCCAGCGACAGAATAGATGTTGCTGAATCAGTTTTAAGTAAATTAAATAATCTAAAATAAATTAAAATGAGTGAAGTAAGAGAATTGCCTATCAACAATGCTGTAAGTCCAGAACAATTGGCTGCGCAACAGGAAGCAATGGAGTTTAACAAGATGGCTGCAATGAGTCAGTACCATATTAATAGGGCTTCCGCTATTATGAATGCTCTAGCTATTGGTGGAGATTCTGTAAGACCTCTATTTGAAGAGGAAGACAGAAAAGATCTTGAAGCTAAATTGGCACAAATCCTTAAAAAGATCTGATAATGGATGAGAATCGATTCAATGAACATTTAAGTGACATGCCTGAAGAAAAAGGCATGCAAAGAACTTTTTGTAAAACATGTAAGACCTGCCCATCTATTTCCATTCATGAAGAACTTGATGAAGTTATTCTAGGAGGAAAAGAAGAAGGATTCACTGTTTGGAAAAAAGGACATTTTAAAGATATGGTTGAAGATATCAAAGCTGGTATGTTTGATAAATTTTTGTAAAATGGGAACTATTAAAAATATTAAAGACGGTTGGGAAAACTATCTAAAAGCGCATAATAACTACGATGATCTTGCTCCAGAAATAAAAGAGCTAGCTGAAGAAAGGGCTGCTGTTTGTAAAGAGTGTCCTTCATTAGTAAAATCTTCTTTGATGAGAGTAGTAGAAACTTTTATGCCTGGTCTTAATAAGAAACGTAAGATAGTAGAAAGTTTTAACCCAGAAAATCCTGATAGAGGAGAAGTGATCCAAGCATATAAATGCAATGAATGCGGATGTGGGTTTCCTGCTCTTGTATTCGCACCTGGTAAAAATTGTCCTAAGAATAAATGGAAAAAATGAAAGATATTAAAGAACTTATCCAACTTGTAGAAAATTGGGCCCAAGAAAAAGGCATATTTGACAAAGCAACACCTATAAAGCAAGCTATGAAAACGCAAGAAGAGCTTACAGAGCTTCTTAATGCTATTCTTAATGATGATAAGCTTGAAATCAAAGATGCTATAGGTGATATACTTGTAACTATTATTATCCAAGCTAAAATGCAAGGAATGCTTATAGAAGATTGCTTATCTTCAGTATATGATATCATCAGTAAAAGAACTGGTAAAATGGTAAATGGACAATTTGTAAAAGATAAAAAATGAGTAAAGAAATTAAAATGGTAGCGGATAATGTTTTAGTAAACGTTCCGTTACCAAAAACAGAAAGAGATAGTGGGATCGTAGTTTCAGAAGAAGCTGCTCATGCACTAAAAGAAGATATATTTGGGCATGTGATTTCAGTAGGCCCAAACGTAAAAGATTTTAAAGAAGGAGATAAGATATTACTACCTCCACATGGTAGTGTTCCTGTAAGTTATAAAGGAACTGTATATCATGTTTTTAAAGAGTTTATGTTATTTGCAAAAGTTGATTAATGCGAAGTCTTTTTGACTATAAAGAACGTAACGTTATTGTTTCTCCCGAAGCATTACTTATACCTGAATTTGAGGAAATATACAAAAGAGATAAATCTAAAGATAAGGCAAAGGCTATAAAAGAGCTTTCTTATGTTTATTTTATTTCCGATTATAAATCTCCTTATATATCTTCGTTATCTCCTGATGCTCTGAAAAGAACAATAGGTAAGGATTTTATGAAAGATGAGGATTATGAACCCGATAGCAAGATCTTGGCAGCGATTGACAAATATAAATCGTTGCAAAGAACTCCATCAATGTTATTACTTGATGCTTCGCTTCAGACCGTTCATAATCTTACTGACTATTTACAAAATGTAGACCTACAGGAAAGAGATAAGAATGATAAACCTATCTATAAACCTTCAGACGTTACAAACAGTCTAAAAAGTATAGGAGGTATTGTAGATTCTTTGAATAAAGTACGTGCAAACGTAGAAAAAGAAATACAAGAAGCTGCAACACTGAGAGGACAACGTAAAAAGGGAAATAGAGAAGATCCTAGATAAAATGGGAAAGAGTAAAGTTTGGAAAAAGTATAAAAATGTTTCTGGTGGAAAATTTTCAGAGTTCTGGGAAGAACTTGATAACGATGCTAGAGATGAGTGGTACAATGAGAAAGAGAAAAGAAGATTAAAAAAATCTAAAAATGAAACTGGTAGTACTACGGATAAGCAGTCAGAATGATTCTACAAACGGTCTTCTTATGGAAGAAGATTCAGATGGTAGATTACATTTTCTATGTTATACTTTAGAAGATGAACATAGAGAGAATAAAATAAGTAAAGAAACAAGAATACCTGCGGGTACTTATGACATTAAATTACGTAAAGAAGGTGGATTTCATAACAGATATAGTAGAAAGTTTCCTGATATTCACATTGGCATGCTTCATATCGTCAATGTTCCTAACTTTGAGTATATTCTCATTCATATTGGAAATACTGATGAGGATACTGCAGGGTGTTTACTTGTGGGTAACACACAAAGTAGTAATCTTAAAACAAAAGATGGCTTCATAGGATCTTCTACTGACGCGTACAAGTTCATATATCCTAAAATTGCCAAAGCTATAGAATCAGGAGAAAAAGTTACAATTGAATACAAAAACATAGCCTAGTGAAAAAAAGTACTACATATTCTAAAGAAGAAACTAGTTATAAAAAACGAAGAAAAGGAGTTCACTCAAAGAATAAAACCTCTAACTCTAAAAAGTCTAAACTTTACCAGAAAAAATATCGTGGACAAGGAAGATAAGGATAATGAACTGCTGCATGAAGCTATGACCAATGCTTATCTACTTATTGTAGGTGAGTTGACGTATGAAGAGCTTATAGAAAATGGCAGTGAATTATGGTTACCTTCTGGATTTGATGAGCAGATGTCCATAGATACTGTAATATCATATTTTGAACAAGAAAATATTCAAGATTATGAAAAATGCGGAGATATGTTGAAGGTTAAGAATGCTTTAAAGAAACTAGGCAAAAAAGATAAACTTCAAGATATTTATAAAAAAATAGAATGGGGAATATAATAACAGCTCTGCCTTGGAATGAGGTAGATCCTGAAAAAGAAAATCCTGTAAGACACACAGGTCAAGAATATCTAAAATTTATTACAACTGAGCAGTTCAGTGAAGCCTCAAGACATTTTCTTAAACATAAATGTTACACATTCGCTCCAGAAGGAACTTCTGAATATATGGAGTTTTGGGATGAAGAAGAACGTAGATGTAAAAATGGTTATACTGTAGGTGGAGTAAGAATAACTGGAGAACACTATGCATATCTGAATTACGGAAGGATCTTAGCTACGGTAGAAGAGAATGGTCGTAGTAGAAAAGTAGATACTTTTCCTAAATTCCTTGACATGGACTATTATTGGTACCATGAACTTGAACAAGCAGAGAAGAATGGAGAGGGTATGATAGTAGTAAAGGCCAGACGTAAAGGATTCTCTTACAAGAATGCCTTTGGTATGGTTTATAAATATAATTGGTTTCCTTTTTCCATATCTATTCTTGCTGCTTATGAAAAAACATTCTGGGCCAATACTATGGAGATGGCTAAGAATATGATCAACTTCATAAATGAACATACAGATTTTTCCAAAGGGTTTTTACACGATAGACAGGATGCAATAAAATCTGGATATGTAGAAAAAGATCCTATATCTGGTATTTCTATTCAAAAGGGATATAGATCTGAAATATTAGCACTTAGTTTTAAAGATAGTCCTCAAAAATCTGTAGGTCGTACTGCAGAAAGAATGCTTTTTGAAGAAGCGGGGGATTGGCCTGGTCTTATGCAGGCTTACCAACGTTCATACCCTCTTTTCAAAGATGGTAATATTATGATCGGTATTCCTATTCTATATGGTACGGGTGGTAACAGTAAAAATGGCACAAACGCTGACTTTGAAGCTATGTTCTATAATCCAAGTTCTTATGGATTAAGGAGTTATGAAAATATCTATGATGAAAATGCTGTTGGAGAAGCAGGTTGGTTCGTAGATGATGCATGGTACCGTGAGCCTTTTGTAGATAAAGCAGGTAATGCATTGAGAGAAGAAGCTATTAGCGATATAGATCTCGAAAGAGAGCAAAAGAAAAAAGCAGACCCGAAAGCGTATAATATGATGGTTACCCAGCACCCTCATACTCCAAAAGAAGCGTTTTTGCGTAATGAAGGATCTGTATTTCCTGCTATTGAGCTGTATAACGTATTAGCTAAACTAAAATCTGACGATAGATATAAAAAACTAGGAACTGCTGGAGATCTGTACGAAGAGGAAGGAGAGATAAGATTCAAACCAGACCTGAATCATAAACTATTTCCAATAATAAGTTACCCGCATAAAACTACAGACC